TTATAATGCAGCAAACCTTACTCGCATTGGTGGTGCTTCTAACGGCGACCTGTGGTTTTACACTTCAGCAGATGCAATTGCTGACGTAAACACTGCCGGTTATTTTAATGACGCATCGAATATGCTTGCAGTTCGTGATGTTATTATCGTCGTGGATACTGCAACACCAACAACTAGCTTCGTAAATGTTCTATCGAATGCTAGCGGTGTAGTTGACGTTTCAGATGGCACAGCCATTGCTGAAACAGACACAGACTAATAGGGGTGGGGGGCTTCGGCCCCCCATTATCTGATGCCAACAGTAGCTAATTCTGACATTGATATTGCGTCACGCGGCCTGATCCTTATTGGAGCAGAGCCGATTACTTCGTTCACAGCCACAAGCACAGAAGCAACTGTTGCTAATGCTATATATGAAGATGTGATTAGGACATTGATGTGTTCTAGTCGTTGGCGTTTTTCTACAAAACAAGCGCAATTAAATCTACTAACTAATGCCCCAACCGGCAGATATGACACAGCGCATCAATTGCCATCTGACTTATTGATGCTACACGCTGTTACAGTCAATGATGCTATTATTGAATACAATATTTATGCTGACAAAGTATTTAGCAACTCATCACAAAATGATGCGTTAATTGCTGACTACACTTTTAGAGCGTTGGAACCTAACTTTCCATCATACTTTACACTAGCCGCCGAGTTTTCATTAGGCGCATCATTTGCTCTATCAATCGCAAGAGATGAGCAGCTATCAGCTTTGTTGGAAAGAAAAGCAGCAGAGCTTTTGCAGCAAGCAAAGACTCTGGACAGCCAGCAGCAAACAACACGCAAACTTGTTACATCGAGGTTTATTACTGAAAGGCGAAGTTAATGGCGAGAATACGGATACCGCTAAACAACTTTGTTTTTGGTGAGATTAACCCATCACTGACTAGCCGCATTGATGCGGCTGTTTACAATCAAGCTGGGCAATCTGTAAAGAATGTTTTCATTCGCTCTGAGGGTGGTGTTATAAATCGCCCTGGGTCGGAGTTGCATCATAAATTTTTAGATGGTGCTAGCAATCCTATTGCTTACTCATCAAGCTATACGCAGCAAATACGTCTTGAGCCATTCTTGTTTTCAAGCGATGAAAAGTATGTAGTAGCTTTCATTGCTGGCACTACCGCTGGTAGCATACAGATATTTAGAGTTAATACTGATGGCTCATTTAACTCTCTTGTAGCTACATTAACAACTGACGTTGATGGCGATGATCTTCCATTTACATATACAAACTTAACACAGTTTACTTATGCGCAAAGCGGCGACTTTATGTTTATTGCGCATACAAACTTTGCTCCATTGGAGCTTGTCAGAACAGGCTTAACAAGCTTTGAGGTGCGGGTGTATGAGTTTGACATCTCTGCTGACGGTAATAAAAAATTACAACCTTATTACAATTTCCAAGGCAGCGCAGTTACAATTGCGCCATCGGCTACATCAGGGACAGGAGTTACAGTAACAACTAGCTCTGCTTACTTTGTTGCCGGTATGGTTGGGTCAAGTCTTTTAATACACGATACGCAGGTAGACATTACCGCAGTTACTAGCTCCACTACAGCTACGGTAAACGTACAAGGTACGATTGAAAGGCAGTTAGATTTTGATTCTTTAAACACAACAGAAGGCTCTGACAAGGTTCATGTTGTAATGGAATCGCATGGTCTTAGCGTAGGCGACTCTATCACAATAAGTGATGCCGGTGCATTAGGCGGCATTAACAATGGAAATATCAACGGCACAAGGACAATTACAAGAATATTGAGTGCCAATGAATTTGACTATCAAGCTGGTGGTGCTGCTTCCGCTACTGCAACAGGTGGTGGCAACCCTATTATTAGCAGCACAGCTGCAACAACAGACTGGTATGAGCAATCTTTTAGTTCTTACAGAGGCTTTCCGGCTGCTGTAACATTCCATGAAAATAGATTGTGGTTTGGTGGAACGCCATCGCAGCCTAGTGGCATATGGGCATCAGCTAGCGGAGAGTTTTTTAACTTTGACGTTGGCAAAGGTGAGGACTTTGATGCACTAGATTTGGAAGTATCTGTAGGTGTTACTAACTTTGTTAGGCATCTTGTATCTAATAGAGACTTGCAGGTATTTGCTAATCAAGGTGAGTTTTATTTACCGGCATTTCAAGACGCGCCGATTACTGCATCAACAGCAAAAATATCTAGCCAGACTCCTTTTGGCTCTAGCTATGTAAGGCCACTGTCTTTAGATGGTGCAACATTGTTTGTCCAAGCAACTGGCACTGCTGTAAGAGAGTATATCTTTAGCGACACAGAAGCTGCTTATACAACTAATATGGTTTCCATATTATCCTCTCACCTTATTTCTTCGCCTGTTCAATTGGCTGCGGTCAAGGGTTCATTAGATCGACCAGGGGGGTATGCTTTCTTCCTAATGGATAATGGTGAGATTGGTGTATTCTACAGTATTAGATCTGAAAAACGTGCTGGATGGATGCGTTGGACTACAGAAGGCAGGTATCATTCTGTGTGTGCAGTTGATGAGCAGCTGTTTGTTGTAACGTCAAGAGATGACGGTAATGGCACACCTGCGCTTTGTCTTGAGCAATTTACGCCTGAGTTGAATATGGACTTTAGTGCAGACTTTACTGGCAGTGCTGGTGTATTCAATGTTTCATCAACTTTTTCTGATGGTGCTGTAGTAGATGTTATTGATGGCACAGAATACCTTGGACAGTTTACTGTAGCTAGTGGCAACGTAGATGTTAGTGCTGTTAAGCTTTCAACGTCAGCTGAGATTGGTTATAAGTTTGTGCCTGAATTAACTACAATGCCATTAGATGCTATGGTGCAAGGTGGCCCACTAACAGGCAGACCTCGCAAGATAACTAATGTTGTGCTTGACCTAAAAGACACGCTGAGTGTTTCGGTTAATGGAACCAATATGATTATTCGTAATGTGACCTTTAACCCTGCTCAACCAAGACAGGCGTTTACAGGCAAAAAAGAATTTAGGGTGCTGGGTTATAGCAAAGATCCAGTTGTTACAATTTCACAGATAGCACCACTTGACATGCAACTAAATGGTATGGTGGTGGAGGTAGCGTTCCAATGAGTGCATTTTGGATGTTTGCAGCGTTGGCTGTTGGTACTGCGGTTGATATTGCTGGACAAGATCAAGCAGCCAGAGCAGAAAAGATTCGCCAAGATGAGGTGGCAAGGCAAGCTAAAGAAAATGCTGAGATGGTTAAGCTTAATGCGGAGATTGCTGCAACAGCAAGATCTCGTACATACACTAGCTTTCTAAAAAACTCTTCAGCAATCACTGGCTTTAATAGACGCGGTGATGATCGTTCTTTAAAGGCAATACAAAAAGCTGGCAAAACAAAGAGTGCCGAAGAGTTGCGGGCCGCTGAGTTGCAAAGTTTGTTTACCAGAGGGCGTTACGCTAGTCAGGCTGCGTTCGCTGGCTTTGAAGGGCAAGCGGCTATGGATCAAGCTCTAATCAGTCAGGTGTCAACCTTGGCTACCAATGGTTATAAAGCTGCATCCATTGCAGGAGGATAATTTTCTATGGCTAAAATTGAAGTATTAAAAGGACAGCAAACCACAACAGTTGGTCCTATTGGCATTGTGTCTATGGGTAGAAGCGGCGTTGCAGCTGGGCAAGCTATGTCTAATGCTGGCAAGCGTATCTTTGATGCTGCCTTTGAATATGCTTACAATGCTGAAAAGACCAAAGGGCAAGATGAGGCTAGGCTTGCAGCGATTAGTGCAAGAGATACAAATGGCAACTTAACATTCCCTGAGATGCCAAAGTCTCTATCTACTGTAGCACAAAGATATTATGAGCCTATTGCAAACAAGCGTTATACTGATGCGCTTGCGCTTGATATTGATAGCGTAGCACAGAAAACAGCTGCACAATATGAGCGTGATCCTGAAGGGTTTGCAAAAGAATTTCAAGTTTTCTTAGACACAACTCGTGAGGCTTCTGGAAAATTTTCTGGTTTTGTCGAGTCTGCTGGTGCTATTGCATCTAAGCAATATAAAACGAAGTTGTTTATTGACAAAGTAGAGTTTGATGACAAAAACGCTGCACAAAACGGTGTGCTTAAAACAAACAAAATGATGGCAGATATCAACGCTTCTGCATCGTCTGGCGCAACTGGCACTGCTCGTGCAATGTTAGCGACTGCAAATGAAGAGCTTCAAGGTTTTCAACTTGAGCATGGTGATCGCGTAGGTGTTGCTTATCTTCCAGAAACTCAAAAGAAATTACGTTATGCTTTTGTTAGTGGGGATATAATTAATATATCAAACAAGCTTGCTACTTCTTTAGGCGATGATGATCCATTTAAGTCACAGGCAAAATTATCTGCGGCTTTAAATTATATGGCTATGGCTGTTGAAAGCAGAAGCTTTGATCGCATTCCACCAGCTATTAGAGAGCAATTTGAAAAAGCTGGGTTTAAGGAGAAGTATATTAATGATGATGTGTTTGATGGCCTTCACACGCAAATAGCAAGAGAGATTAGAACTCGTCAAGGCACTGTTCAAGAGCAGTTTAATGCTGAAAAGGATGATAGATTAACTGGTGCTGCTGTTATGGATCTTAGTAATGGCTTTAATCTTTCAAAGGATAATGCTGATAGAGTAGGCAATGCAATTGGAATTAGAAACTCTGTTGATCTATCAAATAACCTTGCCTTGATTATGACACCGCCATCAGATGCGGCGCAAAAGATTCAGTGGGAGGCAAGGTTTGGTGCTTTTCATACTATTTTGTTTG